ACGAGGTGGAGCTGGTGCTGCAGAAGATCATCATGCCGTCCGGCTACGTCTCCACGATGATGAAGAGCATGAAGGAGAACGGCATGATCCGCTACGACTTCAACGCCATGCAGACCTACAAGTACTCTATGCTCAGCTCCGACAGGGAGGGCACGATCATGCTCCCGCTGCAGAACTCGCGGGCCAAGGCGATGCTCTGCTGCCCGGTGGACGCCAACAGCTACACGCCCGCTGCCGCCATCGCCAAGCCGCAGGGCTTCGCCTTCCGGGGGCACTCGGACAACATCACCGAGTACCGCTTCACCTACAACGGCAAGATGAACCCCGACAGGCCCGTGCCGCTCGCGAAGGTCAACAGCGGCCTGCAGGAGCAGCAGCACCTGATCGAGCTGGACAAGGCGCTGGCGATGTCGGGCATCACGCCGGCCTGCATGCAGGAGTTCTCCAGCTGCTTCATCGTGCCGCGGGCGCTCAGCCTCCAGGGCGGCTCGTACGACACGCGCTCCAAGGACTTCCAGCTGCAGGTGTCCTACCGCGAGGCGGCGATTCCGGCGCTCAACAAGCTCTGGCACATCTTCGTCAGCCACGTGCGCTCGATCGTGGTGAAGCAGGGCAACCTCACCGTACAAGTCTAGAAGAATGGCGACTACAAAGATACATGCCGCCCTGATATATCAGTACTATGAAGGAATACATCGACGTCCTACCCACCAATGTGAACCAGGTGCAGTCCGTGAGCTACCGCAACGGGAACCCGCTGGTCGAGTTCAAGATCGGCGCGCAGGAGCGGTACCTGCTCGGCTCCACCATCCGCATCAACGGCCAGATCAGCGTGGTCAAGTCCGGCACCACCGCCAACCCGGCTGAGGCCGACAAGATCGCGATGGACCCGCGGCTGGGCGTGTACGCGTGCCTCGACCAGCTGGTGGTCAGCTCGGCCAAGACCTCGCAGACCATCGAGCACATCAAGAACTACAACACCATGCTCTCGACGTACCTGCCGGTCAGCAGCTCGCCGCAGGACCTGGTCGGCCACATGGGCATCACGGGGCTCAGCTCGGCCAACGTGGACGCCAGCCTCAAGCAGATCACCACGGTGGCCGCCGACGTGGCCAACCCCGGCGCCGAGACCGGCGGCTCCAGCTTCAGCATCCCGCTGCCCTGCGGCTTCTTCCTCGGGCAGAACCCGATCCCGCTCTCCTCGAGCTGGGGCGTGCAGGGCATCAACATCCAGCTCTTCCTGGCGCCGGACAGCGCGGTGCTCTTCTCCACCGACGGCTCGACCAGCGCGGACGGCGCCTACTACGTCATCCGCAACCTGCACCTGACGGCCGAGGTGCAGAACCCGGCGCCGGACCAGCTCAGCCAGCTCATGCGCCAGGCCAACCACAGCTACGACTACAACTCCATCAGCGGCTTCTACGCCACGGTCCAGAGCAGCTACGCCACGATCAACTTCCAGCTCGGGCTCAAGCGCGTGCTCTCGCTGTGGTCCAGCTTCATCCGGAGCGACCACATCAACAACTACAATTTCAACTCCTTCAGCCGGCAGGACATCCGCGACGGCGGCAACCACGCGGCGATCAAGGAGGTGTTCTTCACCCGCGACTCGATCCGCTTCCCGCAGGAGTACATCATGACGACGATGCAGCACGCGGACGGCGACATCGAGCACGGCGAGGACCCGCAGATCACCCGCAACTTCATGAACGCGGTGACGCCGTTCTCGCAGCTGCGCCGCACCACCGTCAGCCCCTACAACACCCCGGGCACCAAAGCCACCGACGTGAGCCTGCCCGACGGCGGCAACATCTTCGGCATCGGGGTGGCGCTGGACACCATCTCCAACCAGGGCGTCGACTACTCCAACTCGCAGTTCGGCATGGTGATTAACAGCTCGCTGGCCGGCGTCTCCCCGCAGAGCGTCTTCGTCTTCGTGCACGCCAAGCAGACGCTGCTCATGAACCCGAGCGGCATCCAGGTGCTCAGCTAAATCGCCCCCCAACACTCAGAAGAATACCCTCATTATCTATTGTACCACAACAGTATATAATGAACAACTCACCACCCGCCACCACGTCCGCAGGCTCCGTACCAGACCTCGTCAAGATCAAGCCGATCAGCACCGACCAGACCATCGACGTGCAGACATCGATCCTCGACCCGATCATCACCAACGAGCGCTTCGTGAAGTTCCAGTTCGACAACAAGGGCATCCTGCACTCCAACTCGAAGGTGCAGTTCAGCCTCAAGGGCACCGAAGGCAAGCGCCGCTTCCTGCCCCTGCTCAACGGCATCGGCTGCGTCGTCAAGCGCTGCGTGCTCATGGCCGGCTCGAAGACCATCGCCGAGGTGGACGACTGGAACCACTTCCACGGCTACAAGTCGATGTTCCTCTCGAACGAGTCGCGCAAGGAGCGCGAGGCGGTGCTCACCGGGCGCGTCGGGTCCTACGAGTACGACTACGACGACACCACTGACACGCTCTCCTCCTCCACGCTCAAGCTGGACGTGGGCAAAGACTACACAGCAACAGCGCTCGAGCTGCCCTCGACGCTCAACCTGGACAACGACCAGACGTTCCAGATCTCGCTCTCGGACTTCTTCCCGTTCCTCAAGCAGACGCAGCTGCCGCTCTACCTCATGAAGGAGACCATCACCGTGGAGCTGCACCTCACCGAGTCGAAGCACCGCTTCTGGGCGGCGGAGACAGACATCGACACAGCGGCGAAGCTCGCCGCCGTGCAGGCCGAGACCTTCGAGTTCGACCACACGCAGACCAAGTTCATCGCGGACTACATGATGTACCCGCAGGACCAGCTCGACAACTACTCGCGGCAGGTCGAGACCACCGGGCTCACCATCCCCTACTTCGACTACCTGCTCACGCGCACTACAGTCACGCCGGCGAACAACCAGCTGACCTTCACGCGCACGCTGGGCGGCGCGAACCGCATCTGCACCAAGCTGATCATCGCCAACACCAACTCGGACCTCGACGTGTCTTCCGTGGACAACGTGTACAACTCGCAGTACAAGACGTTCGACAGCGCCGACACGATCAAGGTACAGATCAAGTACAACGACCGCAATCTCTTCCCACGACCGCTCGAGAACTCCGCGCTGCTCTTCAACCACCTGCAGGCCTGCGAGGGCGTGCCGCCGTTCATCAGCAAGCAGGAGTGGGACGGCACCCGCAGCAGCTCCGTCTCCACGGACACCGTCGAGGGCTACACCACGCGGGCGGCCCTCACCGGGGCGCCGAAGAACTACCTGGCCTTCAGCCTCAACCGTGGCGAGCGGGTCAACTCGCGCGGCGTGGAGCTCGAGATCACCATGCCGCTGGCGGGCGGCTCCGCCTACACGCAGCGCGCCTGGCTCGAGGTGGCCAAGGTCATCACGCTCAAGGACGGCCGCATGATGTGCACGGAGGCGTGATCATGTTGGTTTTTTAATGTTTTTGCTTTCCATTTAAAGATTTGACAACTTGAATAGTAACAAGAGAAAAGACACGAATTGAGACAAGAATGAATATCCTTAACTTATGCGACGACGTGCTCGGGCTTATCGAACACCAAACAGGGATACTCCGTGAGACAAAAACCAATAAAATCAATATGAATACAGTTATTAAACAAATCAGTGGAGGCTTCGAGTGGCTCTTATACGACACCCTGTCTGATAGAGATTACTTCGATGGAGCCCGAAGAGTTTCGATCTTCGGGCTCCACGAGCAACAGACAGAAGAAAGTATCCGTGCAGTCCTAAGACATTATGAGGTCAGTGAGTGGGTCGAGCCGGGCGATGTATCTTCATCCCTCATGTATCTCAATGATTTCACTCCGTAATACCTTGAGATAACTATGAATCGAACTGACAAAATTTACGCCACTAAATTAGGCACATCCGCCTAATTTACTTGCTTTTTACCTGAACAAACTATGACAGGGTTCAGGCTTTCTGTGCTACTGATATAAGACACGAACATGTCCACCAACACAATACTGATCGACTGCAACCAGCAGCAAGCCGTGGCACCCACGGACGCCGGCAACCCGGCCATCTGGACCAACAAGATCTCGGAGGGCCTGCAGCTCAACCCCGGCGACCGCGTCTCCGTCAGCTCGGCCTTCATCAACGAGGTCGGCAGCGGCCAGGACACCATCCAGTT